CGTGATTTCTTCGAGGCTATCAGGTAGGGTGACTTTCATGCTATGACGTATTTGCCCGTGTACTTGGGTTGTATTCTGTTGAGGGCCACATACCGGGCAGCATCAAGGGCGTGATCCCACCCAATGCTGTCAGGTTCGTTGATGAGGTTGCCGTTCTTGTCCTCCTTCCAGCGGTACATCTGCAACTCCTTGGCGAGGTTTTCGCCCTCAAAGGTAAGGCGGTGCCTGCGGATCAGGTCAATACCTCTGCGCACGCTGTCCGGGCCTTTGGTTGCTGGGTGTGCGTTGATGCCTTCACGCCTCAACTCTTCGATGCTTTTGGGTTCTGCGCTGTCACAGATCACATACTCCCGGCCCAAGTTCATGGCCAGCAGCTCGCGTGCAAGGTCTTGGTTGGTCAGGCCGTGCTTGTAGAGACGCTCCTCAATGTGGAGCTGGTTGCCTGCAAGGAACACCTCAACCACTGCCGTGGGGTCATTGGTAAAGCCAAAGTCACAACCAATTCCCAAACGCTTGGCACCTTCCGGGCGTGGCTCTTGCGCTCCCTGGTAGATGGCTCTTCGGTTGGTTGCCCGTTCGCCTTCACCGTACACGCGCCAATATTCCGGGTCTGAGTCTTTGAGCATCTCAATCTCCTGCACAAGCGAAGGGTCAAGGTGTGGGTTGTCCCGGTAGGTGGTGCGGAAGAAGTTGCAATCCTCACGGGTGAGCACGTCCGTGTATATCCAATGAAACGGCTCACTTGGGTTGAAGCACAGGATGGCCTTGTGCTTTGTTCTGAAGAGGAGCTGCCTAAACGCTTCCTTGCTGATCTCGTTGGCCTCGCAAATGTAGAGGAGGTCACGCTTGCGCAGTTCAAGAAGCTCATGGAACTCACGGCCATTGATGATGAGAAGGAGCAAGCTGTGGCCATTGTAGGCTACTTCTGCAACTTGAGCCGGGCAGAGGTGCTGACCATGCACGCCAATGACTTTGAGGCTGTGGTGTCTCACCTGATGGGCCTCACCAGCATTGAGAAGAGGTACGGCCTTGAGCGCTTCATCACTTTGGGTGAGGTCGAATACGGCTTCCATCCCAACCTCAAAAACATCACGGTGGGTGAGTTCGCAGACCTTGAGCAGTATTGTGGGGATGATGCATATCAGCACCTTGAGGCTGTGATGTCCATCTTGTACCGCCCGGTGAAAGAGAAGCACGGCATCTTCTACACCATTGAACCCTACGAAGGAGCAAAGCCTGACAAGTTCATGCAGTTCCCGTTCACCGCTGCGCTGGGTGCGCTCGCTTTTTTTTTGACTTCCGCAACGCAACGGCAAGCAGCTTCGCCCAACTCTTCCAAGGAGGAGAAGGCACAAGCCTCGGCAAAAAATGGGGCTGGTACGCGAGCATCTACTACCTCGCTGGGGGGAACCTTCTCAACATTGAGGCGGTCACTAAAATGAAACTTTACGCAGCGCTGACGCTGCTGGCATACGAACAAGACAAACGAGGATATGAAAACTCTCAACGAAGTCCTGCAGGCGCTTGACGCGATAGCGACAGCACACGGGCAAATCAACTCTTTCCAAAATGGGCAACTCTCAGAGGTTGACCTCAGCAAGCTGCCTGCCCGGCAGTACCCGTTCCTGTTTGCGCAACCCATCAGCGCAACCGTAGAGCGTGGGCAGATCACCTACGAGATGGGGCTGCTGATTGCAGACCGCTCTCAAGATGATGAGAGTGACCGCAATGATGTATGGAGCGACACGCAGCAAATGCTTCAGGATGTGGTCAACCACTTCCGGCACTCAGCCAGCAGCGCGAGCTTGAGCGATGAGCAGCGCATCCTTGATGCCACCCCGGTGATACTGACCTACTTCACCGAGCGCTTCGATAATATGCTCACCGGATGTGAGTGCACCATCGCCATCACCGCTGACAATGAGAACAACCTCTGCCTGATCCCATGAGCCGCATCACACTGACCAACGTGTTCAAGGAGCTGTCCAGGATAGGCCGAGAGCTACAGCGCAGGATGAGGTTGAGCCTTGCAGCACAAGGCAAGGCAGGCGGTGAGCTTGATCGAAGCATCCGCAGCTATGTGATCCCACGCAGAGGCAAGGGCTTGGTGGTGGAGATCGCTGCGGCTGATTATGCCAAGTACGTTGACCAAGGCGTGCAGGGTAAGTTCAGGAACAAAGACCCACGCCAAAAGAACAGTCCGTACAAGTTCGGCACAGGCACCGGGAAGAAGGGAGGCCTCACTGAAGGCATCCGTGCTTGGCGTGAGCGCAAAGGCCTCAAGCAGTGGCGTGACCGCAAGACCGGGCGCTTCATCAGTTATGAGAGTCAGGTGCTGCTCATCGCCCGTGCGATCTACAACCGTGGCCTTGCACCCACCTACTTCATTGAGCGCCCACTGAAAGGCATGGAGAAGGAGATACAGAAGAGACTCACCGCAGCCTACGTGAAAGACATTGAGGCCCACCTGCAAAAAATCGCAGATCAATGAGTACCTTGCGGGCAAGCAATTAAGACCTGGGCAGTTCTTGCCCTACTTCTGTTTTGTTTTTGGTTCTAAGGAGCGGCCAACCGTGCAACGGTACGGGGCCGCTTTTTTTATACTTACGGGTACCATGGCATATACGCTCAACCAATCACCGCCCTCATGGATCGCGGGAAGCAAGCACCCCATCATCTTTGTGGTCAAAGACACTGACTACGGCAACCCCAAGTACAAATACATCTGCGACATCTACGTAGAAGGCACGAAGGTGGCTCGGCTTAAATGCCTGCCCAACTCTGCCGGGGCTGGGGTGTTCAACATCACCCGCGTGGTGGATGACCACCTTGAGCACCAGGTGGTGGACATCAACACAAGCACCGCAGGCATCAACGAGGATTTGCTCATGAACCTCGGAGCCAATGACACGGCCAAGCCGTTCAGCAAGAACCTTGACAGCATCCACAAGGTGGAGGTGAAGTTTGGCCACGAGGAGGCTGACGATGCCACCAGCGCGCCCGCCATCACAGAGGATGAGATCACAGGCAACTACATCACCGTGATCAAGTCACACCTCCCCGATGGGCTGACCTTTGGCAGCTACATGGGTAAAGGCGTGAACGCAAGTGAGAGCACCTTTGAGCGCTTTGAGATGAGCGCAAGCGCAGACGAGTTCATCAGTGCGGTGCCTATCGTCAGCAAGAACGCAAGCATCAATTCTGACAACAAGCTCGCAGAGCAGGACATTGAGCGCGGGCAGGTGCACGTCCTTTCCTTCACAAATGACATGACCACCAGCGGAGCGAGCAAGGGCGTGAGCTTCATCCACGTGGCCGGGTACCAAGCAGACGGCACGGAAATCTTCAACGATACCATCCAAAACGCAACGGCAAACGGAGGCGAAGCACCCAGCGCAAGCAACTCAGATGATGAGCGCCTGCTGTTCTTTGGATCGGGCCACAAGAACCTGACCACTCAAGCAGTCACCGCAGCCATCAACACGGGCATGGATGATGCTGACCTTGCATATTATGAAGTAGTGGCAGCCAGCAGCGCCACGCTCTCCACATTGACGCAGACATCCCGCGTGTACCGCTTCAACATCAAAGAGGCGTGCAAATTTGAAACACGCAGGGTGATGTTCATCAACCGTTTTGGTGGTTGGGACTTTTTCAACTTCACGAAACTCAGCCGCAAAACCATCAATTATGACCGCAAGACTTACCACCGGGTGCGTGGCAATTGGGATGCGGCAGATGGTTCCACCACAGATTGGCACTTCACGGCAGCAGACCGGGGCAAGGTCACGCTCTACACCTCAGCCACCCAGCAGGAGGTGCTGCACAGCGACTTCGTTAGCGAGGATTTCAATGACTTCTTTGAGCAGCTCTTCGCCTCGCCGGAGGTATACATCATTGAGCAGAAGTCAGGCGCTGACCTGTATGCTGTTCCGGTGAACATCACCAACAGCCAAAGCGTCCGCAAGACAGGCATCAATGAGAAGCTCATCAGCTATGATGTCACCCTTGAATACTCGAACCACCAAGCAGTAGGATGATCCGGATCATAGCAAATGAACAAGGCGGCACCGACCAAACGGTGCTGGATGTGAGTGAGATCACCACCGTGCAGATCAGCTACAGCGTGGCCGAGCTTGGTGATGTGATGAGCAGGAATGCGCCCTTTTCGCAGACCTTTCGCCTGCCGCAGAGCGAACGAAACAACAGGTTCTTCGAGCACTACTATCAGGCCAACCTCACCACCGCCACCTTCGATGCTGCACAGCGCACGCGGGTGAGTATATACGAGGACGGAGTGCTGATCCTTGCGGGTGTGCTCCGCTTGATGGAGGTATACCTTGATGACCGCAGCTACCAGGTCAGCGTATTTGGTGACGCTGCCAACCTGTTCCAAGACCTCAAGGATAAAGACCTCGTTGATGCGTTTATAACGAACGGAGCGCACACCACCACATACGACTACCAGCAGAGCGCTGCCAACGTCATTGATAGCTGGACGCTCACCAATGA